CCACTATCATAATAGTTTACTGGCTGCCATTTGCCATTTACAAGTATTCCACCAATTGCTCGTGGCACATACTTGCCGCCACCGCCTTTTGAACCGCCACCACCACCACCATAACTATAACCGCCACCACCAGCGTTATAGTCAATTTCGATGTGTTTTTTGTTAAATGATAAGTTATTCCACCAATCAACAATTTTTTGAACTGCCTTTTTTACACCATCAATTACACCAAGCAACGAATTGATTGCACCTTTAACATCACCGTTAATCATCTTAACAACAAATTCTAAGAATGGTTTTAATATATCCCACAATGCTCTTATAAAGGTTGAAATGCCAGTAATAATGTCAGTAATTATTTTTAAACCATTAGATATTTGTTTTAATATATTTTCGGCTATTCTTACTAATATCGGCATCATAGGTTGAATTACAGATTTCCAAATAAGTGATAATAAACTCAAAACAATTTCCAAAACAGGTTTTAATATGTCAATTAAAGTTTGTGCTAAAGGTTTAATAGCATCATTCCATATTCTCTTTAATTGTTCCCAAGTTCCTTTTAAAAATGGTTCTAATACATCTTTTAAATCTTTAAAGGCTTGAGAAAAATCTGTTTTTATCATATTTACAAAGTCATCGACTCTTTTTCTAAATTCTTCGTTAGTATCGTATAGTTTCTTAAATGCTATTGTTACTGCAGTTATAATTCCAATTATTATTAGTAATTTTGGTGATATTTTTCCAAGTAGAGCAGGAATTTTTGCTAACTTAGGAAATTCCAAAGCAAATGCTTCGCTTAATGTTCCTGCACCACCTTTGACTATTTGTATCATTTCAATAATCTTAGGGAAGAAACTAGAAAGTCCACTAAACAATTTGAAACCAGTTATTTTTTCAAATATACCACCAATTATTTTTATACCATTAAATATAGTTCCGCCTACCGCTAAAGCACCTAAAACAGTACCAGCAGTTATTTTTTTAAATGTAAAGTAAGTATCTCTATTTCCTTTATTGATATGTTTTTGGAAACCAAGCCATTCCATTATCCTATCTCTAATTTCTGTCGCTTGCATTTTAACATTTTTTAATTTCCCAAAATAATCATCGTACGCTTTGTTGAAGGCATCCATAACTGTCGGATCAATTCCACTACCAACGCCTATACCGGAAGAAGCATTTGTTGGCGTTGTTATGTTATTTAATCTATCAAAGCCTCTTAAACCTTGTTTTAACTTTTTAGCACTATCGCTTGCTGCATCTAAACCATCCACTAAGTCGTAAACATCTTCGGACATAGTTCCAAAGTAATCGTAATCATCTTCCTTATAACCAAAGAGCCTTGCGATCATACTTATAATTTCGGTTATTACCATTACTATTGCATTTAAGTAAGGAAGTATTTTGCTTAACACAGGCAAGAATACATTACCAACTGCCCTAGACAATCTATTAAATTGCTCACTTAATATTCTCATTTGGTTGGCAGGTGATTCGATCGTTCTAGCCCAGTCGCCTGTTGCTTGACTTAATTGTCTAGTTAAGGAAATAATTATTACTAATCTTTTTTCTGCGTAACTTAATTGGTCTATTTTTCTATCTATATCTAAATCATTAAGAGTTTGTTGTAGCGTGGTTTGTGTTATATCAGCACCAGTTGCACCACGAATCGGTTTGGTCTGACCTGCTAATGAACTTTGTAAAACACTAGCGGCTCTATTAATATCTAGGTTATATAATGAAGATATATCTACGCTCATTTGAGTTAGAAGTGTTGATAACTTTGTTCCTGTTTCAACGCCAAGATTCATAGCGTTTGCTAATTGTCTAAATATACCAATTGTTTTTATTGCCCAAGATTCATCAAGACCATACATCTCGGTCATAGTGTTCATAAATCTTTCTGCACTACGATAATTACCATTAAAAGCAACTTGGAATAAGTTAAAACTTTCTAAGAAGTCACTACTTTTTTGTGTAATTTTTACCAAACCTCTGTAAACATTTCCAAGCGAAGTTGTAAACTTTTTAAGAACGCTATAATTGAAGGCAACATCGAATTTCTTAGCAGCATTGTCCGCTTCCTTAGATACATTTTTTAATTGTGTTCCACTTTCTTCAATTTGTTTTAGTTTTCCTTCATTCATACTAGATAAAACACTTTGAATTTTCTGTAATGTTTGTGCATATTTATTAAGTTTGTTTTCACCAGTTATATAGTTCTTAAAACGAATACTAACCTCTGCATCGTTGTTCATACAATCACTCTCCTTTCTTTGCTTTTTCTTTTAAATTATTTAAGTATCTTTGTTTCATAGTTCCATAGTATTTCAAAGAGTCCTCAAATTCTTTATAACTCAATTCTTTTTCCTTTTTGGCTTGTTCCTTTTCTTTGTCTTTTTTTAGTTCACTATAAGGCTTCATAGGATATGTGTCTATTTCCTCCGTATTTTTTGGTGATTTAGATATTGAAGCCAATACATTAGTTATAAATTGTCTTAAAGAGGCAAATAATTTACTATTGCCATCGTGTATGTATAGCCCACGCAACCAACTTTTGTAATCTTCTTCTTCTAGTTCTCTTTCTTTTTTATTCATAAAAGAAATACGGTATGATACAAATAATTGTGGATCATCTTTCCAAAATTCTTCTGCACTCATACCGTATTCTAATGCTTGTGGAAAAAGATAATTACAATAATATTCGTAATAAGAATAATTATATTTCGCAAAAATATCTTCTTCTTGTTTTACAATTATTTCTTGTTGATCTGGGCTTTCAAGTTTTTTCTTTCTTGATTATAACTTTCTCTAATTTCCACACATTCTTGTAAATATTGACCTAACTTTTCGCCTATCCATTCTGCTTTTTCTTCATCTTCCAAGTAAGGTTTTAATAATTCTTTAACTTGTGTGATTGTTAGTTTATGATTAGGGTATAACCAAATAAAGAAACTTCTTTCTACAATCTTATACAAAGTCTTTTCCTTCAAGTCTGCTTCTTTTTCGATTTCTTCATCAGAAACAGTGTTTTCAAAAGGGTTGTAGTTATCATCGATTTCATCGACATAATCGTAAACGCCCCTATTTAAAATTTCCATTGATTTTTGAACATTGCATATTTTATCGATTTGTAGGAAACTATCCCTATTTAATTCTAGTGTATATTCTTTGCCATTTAATTCTATTATTTCGTTTTTCTTCATATTATAATTATCTCCTATTTCCCAAAGTTTAATTAGTTACCGCTAACAATAACCAAAATTGTTCTCTTAAATGAAGCGTAATTTGTTTTTGAAGCAGTTAATGTAACAATAGATGTACCATTTGCAACGCCAGTTATAGTTACAACTTTATCGCTAATAGTAGCAGTAGCAACACCAGTAGTTCCACTTACAACACTTACATCTGCATCCCCAGGTTCTGTTGACAATGTAATTGCCTTTGAATTTGTACCTTCAATATAAACAACTTCATCAATAGAGTTTTTAAAGATAACAGTATCTTCTACTATATCGTAACAATTCTCAACATATTCATCCTTTGTGTTAGGTGTGATTGTTAATTGTCCTTGCTCTAAAGAACCAACATCAGTATTGTTTAACATATAATTTACAGTTCCACTATATTTGAAACCTGTAAAATCTGGAAGCAATCTTAAAAACTCGTGATTTTCGCCTTTAATTTCTTCAAGAATGTTGATGTTATCTCTATGTGCGAAGAATGGCATTTGTTTTTGAGGGTTTTCAGTTCTTCCTTCTACTGATGATGCTTGGCTATTACCAATAGCAGTTTTATCTAATTGAGCAGGGGCAGATCCATTTTCACCAGTTCCTTCAACAGGAAGTAATATTGAATACTTACCATTTGCTTTTTTCATTAGTAAGCCACTACCACGATGTTCGCTTAATGCTCTATCTTCTGGACTATTAAAAACATTTTCCATCTTTATTTCATCTCCTTATTATATTTCCTCTAGCATTTCCAATTAAACCTTGATATTGTATTGTTCTTCTAAAAACACTTGTATCTAAGTTTTGATTAGGCTTGCATAGAGTTTTTTTCATATTTAATTTCTTAAAAAATTGAAAAGTCAATTTTGTTAGTTCATCGTTTACAACTTGCGAAGCCTTATTAAAAGTTTTCGTAATCTCCTTACCATCTTCAATTTCCGTAATAGTAACTTTCTTATCTTTAGTATAAATGTCAATAGTTAAATATAGACCTTCGTAATATTCTTCTTTGTAGTTAGTACAATAGTCAGTATCTATATTATTGCTTAACACACAAGAAACTATGGGGAAATAGGCAGAGGTGGAAATGTTGTGTTTAACAACTTTGGCATTGTATTGTGAATTACTTTCTATGTACTCTTTATATCGTGCATAAATTTCTTCATATTTATCAATCATATATTTACACCTCTTTTCTAAAATATTCCTCTACCCAACGAGGTAGATACCTTTTAATTCTTTCAGTTGTGTATCTATATATTTCGAAGCCTTGATAACCAGCAAATTCGCTACCTTTTGGTATTCCATACATATTTGCTATTTCACCAGGCAAAACCCAACCAAAATTGTAATTATTTACATTGTATTCCCAAGAATTAGGGCTATCCGTACTCATACCTATTATGCCTACACCATATTCAAATGCCATAGCAATACTAAATTCGCCATCTTTGTAATTAGATAAGTCATTTTGCACGCCTTTAACATTTGCAGGAATCTTGGCATCGTTATAAATAACAAACCCATCTTCCATTTCTCGCAAATGATTGCTACTTCTATAAAGTTCTATACTGTCATCGTTAGTTGTCATCCAAGTTCCCAATCTTTCATTCATTACAAATTCCAATGCTTCCATTGACTTATCTTGAATAAATTTTTGGAAATCTTTGTCATTCTTCATTTGAGATAGTTTTTTGATGTATTCTATTTTTTTATCAAGTTCTTTTAAACCCTTAATTTCAAAATTTACTTTTAGCATCTTCGTTTACATAAAAACTTTTTTTAGGCTTTTCTTTATTTGATAGTGTTGTTAATTTATAAATTTCAAAGTTTCCTGTGCTAAGATAATCACTAACAACCTTTTCGTTTACTTCTTTAACGACACCATTTCTTTTGTCTATAACTTTTACTTTAGATGTTTCCATCATTTTCCTCCTTTACAATTTCTTCAAATATTACCATTATTTTAGTATTTTGAGGTTTATATGATCTAACTATATAATTGGCATTTTCGCCATTTACTTCTTCGCCTTCTGGTGAAGCACCATACAAATACGCTAAGTCAAATGTTTCAAACTTACCATCATCAATATAATCAATAAGTACGCTTACGATACTATTTTGAGTTTCGCCATAAGCCTTCATATATGCTTCTAAATCTTTCTTAGTCAATGGTTGATAATTGACTTTACCGAAATAAAATGGCTTGTTATAAATTGGTATTTGATTACCATAGTCATCCAACTCTACTCTTTCTTTAGTCGCTATGTATAAATCTTTGTTCCAATTTTGGAATATGTTATTAGGGGCGTTAAACATAGTTTATTCCCCCGTTTCTTCCTTTATATAACCTACGACAGATTCTATTTCATTTCTTAATTCGTAAGATATATAGCCACTATCTCGTGTCCAAGCCAAACCATTTTCTGCGTAAGATTTAATACCCTCTGTACCAATGCCTTGATATATTTCTTGGCAGCATCTTAATTGCCAATTCTTATATTTGCTAGGCAATTCCATATTTGAATAGTCTTGATAAGGAAACCTTATGGATAGTGCCACAAATTTACTATCATCTAGCAATCTGTTAATCACTTTTTCATAGACTTCTTCATCTTCAAATATTTTCTCATTAAAAGGTATTCTATTCTTTAATAAAGTTACTTGTAATCTTTCACTATCCATAAGTTATCACTCCTTAAATTTAATTATCCTTGACTTACAATTCTTGCAATTGGAATTAGTTTATCATCAACATAAACTTTATTGTTTCCACTTTCACCATTGTTTACTAATTCCCAGTTTGCACCATTTTCAAAATCTGCAGTAGTTGGTGAAACTGCATTTGTTTTAGTATAAGAAATTAAGTAAGGTACGATCATTTCTCTTATTCTTGAAATAAGTTCAGTTCTACCACCTTTTAACTTAGCATCACGAACTATCTCACTTGGTGTAACTACGCCTAAGTTTTCATATTCAAAGAAACCTTTTTTGAATAAATATGAAGTATAAGTTGTAGTTGCTTCATCTCCTTCACCAGTTGTTTCAGTTGGCATTTCATCATCAACGATAACTAATCTACCATTGAATGTACCAATAGTTAAATCTCTTTCAATTCCATCTGCATCAGTGTATTTTAAGAAATCAATTAAGTTTAAGCCTTCTAGGTTTGTTGATACCATAGAGTGTGTAAACATAACATCTAATTTTGCTTTCTTATCACCAAGTGCTTTTTGTGCTGCTCTATTTAAAGTATCTGCACTAAGGTTTCCTTCTACTTCGTATGTGTGTTTGTCAACGAAAGCACCATTAACACCACCAGTCATTGAGAAGATACCTTTTAAGATTGACAATACTGTTGATTGTCTTTGTTCATCCCAATAATCTTTAACTTCTTGTGCTTCGGCTTTAAAGTTTTCACCTGTAATTTCAGTTGAGAAATCATATTCGCCCCAAGACATTGCTCTACCATAACAAATCTTAGTTTGGTAGAAAGTATCTCTTTCTGCACCATCTGGAATATCAGTGTTTCCATCGTAGTTAACTGGTGTACCACCAATTCTACCTTTGATCGGTTCAGTTACAAAGTAACCACCTGCTTGTTCACTCATTTTTGATTTGTATTTATTAACAACAGTGAATAAGCCATTTTTAATTAATGAATTTTCTTTTGTACTTGGTAAAGTTCTTAAATACTTTTCAAATACATTTTCGTTAAATACCTTATTTCTAAATTTTGTTGGCATATTAATCTAATCTCCTTTTCTTTTATAAATTTTCAAATTCTTCAGGATGTTCTTCAATAAATTTTTCTTGTTCTTCTGCACTTAAATTAGCAAACTTGTCAAAAGTCATTGTATCATCCTGGTTCGGATTAACATTTGAAATACTAGGTTTCAAATCTGTATTAACTAGATTTTCTTTTGTTTGTTTAGCAACGCTATCCTTTAAATTTGTTAAAGTGTTTTTGAACATTGTAGCCCTTGCAATAGTATTATCTAAATTATCATCAACTAAACTAGCAATAAGTTGTTCATCAATGTTTTCACCTGCAAGAATTTCTTTAGCCTTAGCCGTATTAACAATTATTCTTGATTCTTTTAAATTCTTTTCGGCTTCATTTTTCATTTGTTCCAACTTTTGTTGTTCTGTCATATTTGCTTGTTCAATTTCGTTTAACTTAGTTTTAATGCTATCGTAATCGCTATACTTACTATTTTCTGTTTTCAATGTATTTAATTGATTTTCCAAATCTTTAATCTTGGCACTTTCAGTTAAATGGTAATTGTTTAAGAAATTAGTAATTTGTTCCTCGGTTGCATTTTCTCCTAATATTTTTTTTGCTTCATCTCTTGTCATATTTTCATCTCCTTCTTAACGATAGTTTTTTACGGTAACTAACAAAACCTTTAAAGAGATTTATATATTTCACATTTGAAGGCTCTCAAATGTTAAAGCAATAAATTGGTTGCTAGTGATAGATTCGAACTACCGAATGAACGGTTCAAAGCCGTTTGTGTTTCCGCTTCACCAACTAGCAATATGGCACAGGTTAATGGAATCGAACCACTATCTTTGGTTTTGGAGACCAACATTCTTCCCTTGAACTAAACCCATATTTGAAAGGGCTATTGCCCTTGATTTACATTTTCTAATGTGTCTTGAATATTATTGTTTTGTTCATTTATTTTTTGACCGTTATTATTACTTCTTGCATTTAATTCTTCTTGTATTTTTCTTTGTTCTTCGATATATGCTTCTTGCAATTTTGTTACACTAACTGGATCGCTAAACAAACCAACAACTGCATTTCTTATTTCTGGTGGTATTTGAGCAGTAGCAAGATTTATTAATGCTTGTGTCTTAGTAAGTAAGTTTTCACTTAAATCTCTACTAAATTTAATATCTATATTGCTTACTCTCAAATTCTTTATGTCGCTACCATCAATATTCTTACATATTTTAAGAATAACTTTTAAAGAATTTCTGTCGCATTTCTTAAATGCTTTTTCCTCGTTTTCAACTCTTACGCTAGCACTTGTAAAGCCTTGACCTGTTAAGAAGCCTTTACCGGTTTCTGCGTTCATTAAATTGCCATTACTTGTTGCTTCTGGAACACTCAATATGCTATGTAAAGCACTTATTTTTCTTAAATAATAAATTTGAGTGTCAAGTGACTTTAACCTAGATTGTAAAAGTTCAACACTTGCTTTTTTTTGATCTGTTGATTTAATAGATACTGCACCATATTCTTTTATGGCATCCATTGCTGTCTTATCAACTTCGGCATTTGTAAATACCATTATCGCATTAACAAAAGATTCAATATCATCTTTATCTAAGTTTTCAACATAGTTAATATCATCAAATATGTCTTTGCATATTTCTAAGAAACTCATTCTTTTTCTATTAAAGTAATATTCAGTTATAATATGGCAATTGTGAATAATTGGTTTGCTTTCTAGTAATCTAAGCATCCCAAGTTTGTCATCTATTAAATATAATCTATCTCTTGTATAAACATTATACTCGTTATAATTTCTATCTTGATATTCTGGTTTGCCTGTAACTGGGTTTACTTCTTGAATTATATATTTTTTGCTTGTTTCTACAAAAGTTAAAAGTTGTTCGTGTTTGATTGAACTAGAATAAACTATTTCAGTGTGTTTGACATCTAAGTTTAATAATTCAATAGGTGCTTCATCATCTTCCGTAATTGGACTTGCATTAACATATCTAAAACCTCTACCAACAGCAAATATATCTTCGTATATATCTTGGTCTTTTTGGTCTTTATCTTCGTAATTAACATAATCGTTTAAAGTTGTAATTTCCTTATTAGCAACATCATCCTTAGGGGCGTATTGAATTGGCTTACCTAATAAAAATGCTTTCTTCCAATCTTGAAAAGCCCAAGCCCAGTTTTCAACGCCTTTGTTATTTATATCTGTCCTTGTTAATTTTTGCTTATCCTTAATGTCTTGATCACCATACAAATAATCAATTAGATATTTTGATTCGCTTTTGTTTTTTTCGTGCAATTCGAGGCTATTACTTAAAATGTCAAATATTTTACTAAGTCTTTGTTCTTCGTTACCTTCTAAAAGCTGTTCTTCAGTATAATTAGCATAAATCGTTTTTCTACCATAAGTTTTCATATTTCAACTCCTTATCGGGTCTTACTCTTATTTACATTTGAAATATACACTATTTTGTCAAATTTGTCAAATTTTAAAAATATTGTCTAATGTCAGGTAAAGGCACTGCCAATTGAGGTTGACTATTTTCTTCGATAATTTCACTACAAAACATAGCGGCACTATCAGGTGCATCATCGTTTGAGTTTGTGCCGTCACTATTATAAAGTGTCAAGTTTTCCATATATCTGCCAATGTCAGTGTTTATTCCATACATAGTTTTTTCTGGAAATACAAGTGATTTTTTAATCAAGTGCATTTCGTTAGTGATTCTCGCTGCTTTAGGAACAGTGTTATATTTTTCTATTATTTCACAATATGCTATATCCCTTGCTTTTAGCATCTCATCTATGGCTTGTTTTAATTCACTTGTAACATTACTTTCTATTACTAATGTCGTAATATGGTTTTCTATAATCTTAGCAACTATCTCGTTATACATATCTTTAGTTGCAGTTCTTGTAAACAAGCAATCTTTTAAGTAATAATCAAATTTATCATCGTTTGCTACTTTTTTGAAGATAGGCATTGCAAAGAAGTCTTTACCACTTTTTCTTGTAGCATCGATTACCGCTTCACATCCTACATAATCGCTTTGTGGAATAGTAGAATATGTCCTTAATTTATCGTAACTAAATATTAAAGCCTCTGGGTTTGTTGGCTTTTGTTGAAAGTTTGTTTCCCATAGATAATCTTCCATATTAGCCTTTTCTTTTAATAAATCTTTAGTTGATTTGATTTCTGGGCAAGTGCTTTCGCCAGTTTCATAATCTAAGGCTGGTACTTGAATAATTACGCAAGTTTTATCTTCACTTATCCAAGTATATGGATATTTAGGATGCTTAATAAATTTATGTTCTTTCTTTAATTGTTGAATTTTTAAATCGATATAATCGCCACTAGCCCATAGTGTTCCAGTTATACATACTTTAGGCAACTTATTTTGAACAAATCTTTTTTCCCATACAGTGATTGATTTATTATAGTAATACTTGTTTAAAGATTGATTCATTGCTTCCTTGTAATCAGGATAAAGGTCGTCTATGTGTATGCTTTTACTTGCTCTTGAACCTACGACATTTGCTTGTGTTGTTTTTGCATAATAACTAAGTGGCAGTGTACATCCTCTTAATTTCCATTCACTATCTGTTTCTTTTAAAAAGAAATCTTTATCTTCTTTATTGTATTTAAGCAAGGGAAATACCTCGCCAAATTCATCACTTTTTATTTCATCGATTACTGTTCTACTACCACTTTTAACAACAGTATCGTTAGAACACAAAGAAAGCATTGCACCTTTATTATCAATTCCAAAACTCCAAGCCTCGCTTATTTTCTTTGGATAAGTTTTACCATATCCACTTGGTGCATTAAATATTAAAGTTGTAAAATTAGGGTTGCACTCTAATTCTTGTAAATAGTGCATATATCCAACTAATATGTTGTATCTAGGTTCAAAAAACTTTTCTTTTTCTGGCAGATCCCACTCACGATATACCATATAGTGTTCTAAGGAAACTCTAGCACCTAACTTGTAAGCATTTTTTAGATGCGTAGCATAATCTTTAATGTGTTCATTATTATTGTCTATTTGTATTAATAAATCTAATAAAGGAATGTATCTTTTTATTACTAATTCGCCACATTCCTTTGTATTATTTTCAAAGTTGTTAAATAGAACATACAAGTCTTTCATCATTTCGTAAATTTCATCAAAAGAAATCTTATTACCAAATTTATAACGAAAATTATCTTCTAATATTTTTAAAATATCTAATATTGCATATTTTACTTTATATTCTTCTTTTGTCATTATTTTCGTTCCTTTTTATTTGCAAAGTTCTTGTATTTGCCAATTCTTTCTGCAATTCTATCCATATCTGGTTTTTCAGTAATATTGATGTTGATATTTGGTTGTTGTTTTTCAACCATTTCGTTTTGAGATTTCATTTTAAAGATTGTACTTCTATCTTTTACTATTCCTAATTGAGCCATAGATAAATTATCATCGCCCACTTGATCGTATATCTTTTCTGCAACTACACGCATATTGTAGTCTTGACTACTTCTATAATTTCTTAATGTGTTTAATGTTATTCCTGCTAATTTACAAAAGGAAGTCAACGAACTAGGAAAATATCCAATTTTATCATTTACATTAGCAATTAATTCGCAATAGTAATCAAATATTATTCCTAAAGTTTCTGCATTATATACTGGCTCTTGGCTCGTTATAGGCGTGATTGGTTTAAAAAAGTAGTTATTAATAACTAAGGGGTTTATATTAACTGTATAAGATGTTACATTACCATCTTCATCAAAACTTGAAGGTCTTAAATGATTTTCTCTATAAGTAATCATTTCTTCTATTATTTTTTGTTTTTTTTCGTTAATTGTGTCAAGCATATTGTCAACTTTGCTTGAAGTGTAAAATTGCTCTAATTCTCTAACTTGATTTTGTTCTTCGACTAATGTCAAATCTTCTTCTTTCTTTTTTCTTGACAACGCTATCACTCCTGACTATACACAAATATTAACACAAGTTTACAAAATAGTCAATTTGTGTTAGACTAAATGTGTAAGGTTTTGGTAATATGAGTAAAGCATTGATAGGCAAATTATCGCTATTAGACTTTGAAAAAAAATATTTAAAAAGGCAACTTGACAAAAATTTCAAAAACATAGAAATACGAAATAGAATATTTAAAAGGCTTAGTGAAATTGAAAAAGAAATAAAAAATGTAAAATTCAAACTAGAGTTAGAAAGGAAAATGAAGAATGATATTAAGCATTGATCCGGGCAATATTGAATCTGCTTATTGTGTTATAGATGACAAGACCTATAAGCCAATAGAATTTGCCAAAATTAACAACGAAGATTTACTTAGAAAATTGCCTTCAATATTAGAACAATACGACATTTACGCAATTGCAATAGAAATGATCGCTTCTTATGGTATGCCAGTAGGTAGAGAAGTATTTGATACTTGCGTTTGGATAGGAAGATTTTACGAAAATGCAATACGAAGCGTAGGAACGATAGATTACATTTATCGAAAAGATGAAAAAATGAATTTATGTAAAAGTCTAAAAGCAAAGGATAGTAATATAAGACAAGCATTAATCGATAGGTTTGCAACCTTTGATTTTAAAAATGGAAAAGGAACTAAAAAGCAACAAGATTTCTTCTATGGCTTTTCAAAAGATGTATGGGCTGCTTATGCAGTAGGTACAACTTGGTTAGACAAAATAAAAGAACTAGATAAATAGTTCTTTTTATTTTACTATCCAACAATGCTCGGCTGGGCGATCACGACAATCAAAACTATCATAAACGATGCCAAATTTTGAACAAGTTATATGAGAAGGCATTGTTATTAATAGTATGTCATCAGGATAAGCACCTGCAACTTCACCAACCGTTCTAGGAATATTATAAACTCTAACATATCTTTCATCTAAGTATTCTCTAATAAAATCTTTATCATCCATCATAGTTCCTCTTAACCTAGCAATGTTGCTTAAATGCTTATAAGTGTCATCCCAACTATTGTTTGTAGCAGTTGATATTGCTCTAATTGTGCAATCGTTTTCAAACAACCCCAAAGCGTTATTATTGTAAAACTTATACATTACATTTGTGCGATTCTTTGAGCAGTTTGGCGTATCATTTCTACTTCTTCTTGTGAACTGGCTTCTTCTCTTAACATTTTTGCAAAATCTTCCATACTTTCAAGCATATATTTTAAACTTCTTTTAGTATCTTCGTTTGCACCGTATCTTGAACGACCTTCTTCGTATCTACCATAGTTGTCGTACATTCTATCTAAGTGATCGTGTCCTCTGTATCTTGAGTCATAGCCCCTTCTTCCATAAGAGTTATCTCCATAAGAATCACGACCATAACTATCATAACCTGGGCGTCTGCCATAATTTCCATAATTTCCGTACATTTCTTTATCCTCCTTTGTTAAGTGCTTGATTTTACTTAATTTATATAAGTAATCTAAATTATTAGTGTTAATATCATCTTCTAATATTTCACATATTTTTTCTTCAACTTTGTTTAGTAATTTTTCTTCCATATTCGTTACTCCTTTCGTTAAGAAGTCTTATAATTTCATCGTTTTGCTTAATTATTTTTTCAAGATAGTTGTTATCTTGATTTTGTAATTCTTGCATTAAGTCACTGTTGTTGTAATCTTGAAATAATATTTGTAAACTTAATGCTTGTAACACTAAGCCTAAGTTATTAGTGGTGTTATTCATTAAGCAAGTCTTTCAATGCTAATATTGGCATTTTTTACGATAGGAATTTGTGTGTCAGTAGCAGTGCCATCATATACAATAGAAGGCACGCTTGCGACAGTAATTGTCACACTTCCCCTACCACAAACTCTTATTTTTTTCGTGGATGAAACATTAGTAAACACGCCCACTGTGACTGGTGTGTCCATCTCGGTTCCCGCTAATTGAACGCCATCGGCAAATATTGCCAAAGCGACATTTCCTTCAGTGGCACTGGTGACATTAGTGTTAAATTCTATTTCATAAATACCACCACCAAGAATGTTAAAAGTTGCACTACCTTCGTTATGATTTAACCATCCATTAAAGCAATTTGCACTTGCAGTTCTTAAATCGGTGTCTGCAAAGGTAATAGCAGAAGTATTAGAAGTTAAAGTTAATTCTTGTTCTTGTACGCTTTGTATCATTTTATTTTCTCCTTTCATAAAAATAGAGAATAGAACTATGCCTATTCTCTTAAATTAGCAAGTTCTCGTTTGAGGTTGTCTTAAAGACAATTTGCTATTAGATTATTGTGTTTCCATAGAAACCATTTCCATAGAAACCATTGTTAAAACCAAAACCATAGCCGATATAAGGTGAACCTGTTAAATATGCAGGAACTGGATATGGTCTTAATGAGTTAATGATGTTGCTTTCGGTTCTTTGATCGCTAATTATATCTTTGGCTGCAGTTAATCTATCTCTTAAATCTTGGATAGTGTTTTCTGTAATTAATGCTCTAGTTTTGTCACCATCTTCACGGATCAAAGACTTTATATCGCAACAACAACTATCGATGTGTGCTTGGTTGCTTAATGCAACTGTTGATAATTGATTTTCTAATTGAGTAGTTTGAAGTAAAATATCTCTTTGAGTATTACTATCACCAATTGCAGAAGCATACTTGCTATCTAATATAGAGTTTTGAAGCCCCATATTTCCAGTTAGTACATCGCTTCTTAAATTACAGATGTTAGTAGCGTTATCACCAAAGCCACTTGAAATTAAGTTGTTAGTATTTTGGAAACCACTATTAATATCTCTTTGAGTAAATTCGCTTGAAATATAATCTGTAGTTGCTAAGTTATTGCAACCGTTGTTTCCAAAGCCACCCCATCCGTTGTTTCCACCGAATAAAAGTGCCAATAAAACTAACGCCCATATTCCATCTCCACCAAAGAAGCCATTACCAAAACCACCATTTCCATACATAACAGGATATGGATATGTGTTATTTGTCGCTAAATCGACAGTAGGAACAATGCCATTACTTCCGTTCATTTTTTATCTCCTTTCTATACTTTTTATATCAACACTATTTAGTGCTAATATCACTCTTGACTTTTTCTAGGTATTCATCAGGAACACCCATTTGTTTAGCCCTATCGAATAAGCCTTGCATTTGTTGTGGCGAATATCCATTAGTAACTTGTTTAAATAAGTCCATAGGGTTATTTTGATTTTGCTTTGCTTGTTCTAGGAATTGAAACATTTGAGGGTTTTTCGCTTTCAATTGATTCATCAACATTGTTATTAGTTGGTTTTGCATTTTCCTTCATTTCCTTTCTAAGTTCTGCAATTTGATATTGTAGGCTTTCGATCATAATATCCTTTTCATCTTTTTGTACTATTTCTTTTAATTCATACGACTTAATTTCGCCCTTAGTATTCTTTATCCATACGATGCTTAAATCTTTGCTAAAATAAGGCGTATCGCCTATAACGATGTCTTTTTGGACTTCATCGATAGAATTAGCGTATTTAATTGCGTTTTGGTTTGTAGGTGCGAGTTGAAAATTTTGAGTAAGGTTGGTAGGTTGAGGCATTGGTGCCTGGGGTATTTGAGTTTTCATTTTTTCTAATTCTGCAATTTGATTGTTAATTCTATCGATGCTAGCCTGCGGGTTGTAGTTAGCGTAATATGGTGTGTTATACATATTTCCTCCTAATAGAAAAGAAGATGGCATACTTTCTACTCCTCAACTGCGTTTTAAACAAGTCTAATGAGTGTTGTCATCTCCTTTCTAGTTAAATTGTAATAAAAAAAATACGATTAAAATTATCGTATTTTTATCATTTATTTTTTTGGAAAAATGTCAATTTTGCCATCTCGATTTGTTTGTAATTTTTATATTTTGATTTTAGGCTTGATATTATTCTGGAAACCGAACTGCTACTAATGGATGTGTCATTAGCAATTTTAATTATCGTATCGTTTTTAATATATCTTATCAAAATATCTTTTTCTTCATCACTAAGTATTGTTTTACTTACAAAATCATCAAAAATTTGCTTCAAAGCCAATTCTTTCTTCATATCTACCCACTCACTTCAAATTTTAATGCAAATTTAAGGCATAAAATTATCAAATTATTGTCATTTTTTTTCGTGGTAGGTATTATATAATAAATTTTTAATAAAAGTTATGAAAAATTATGTAATGTTATGAAAACTTATGAAATAAAAAATCACATAAATTGTTTTGTCTTATTAAAAATCTCTTTTCTTCGTGTGCAAATAGTTCTATATGAACATTTATTTTCAATTGCTATTTCCTTTGTTTTCTTGCCTTCTACTAGATCTTTTAAAATACTCTTATCTCTATTTCTTAAAATTTTACTACTCATAATGTATTGATATGCTTCTGGCGTATAATCAAAATAATATTCTATTGTTTTCATATAAATTCCCTTTTTAAATAATTCTATTATAGCCATATTTTTTTAAATGGCTTTTATAATGAATTATTAATTCCTTTTCTTTAATAATTGCATCATCAAAAGAAAGTCCTTTGTAAAGAAATTCCTTTTTAATATTATTCCATCCAAAATTTACAATATCTTCAAACATTCTGGCATTTTCTTTATACCCATTTCCATTAGCCCATCTTTTTTGTTCTCGACTTGTAATTCCAACATAAACTTTTTCATTTGGAAATGTAAGCAAATAAACACTAAATTTCTTCTTTTGAAGTATGGCTTCTTTTTCTTCTTCACTTATAAACCCCACCATATATCTTTTTGTTTTGTTATAAATATCTTTTCTACGATTTTGTATAGTTCTTTCACTATAACTTAACTTATCGCCAATCTCTTTACAAGTATAACCTTTTACTAATTCCTTTAAAATTTTATGTTCATCCTTTTTGTGATTTAATAAATTCGATTTTAAAACATATTCATAAAGTTCAGGTTGATAGTTGTAAGTGTATGTCATTGTTCGCATAATTCCCCCTTCAAACAAAAAAGAAGTATAAAACTTCTAATGTGGCATATATTATAAAAGCAAACAACACATTTGTCAACACTTACTTATTTCACAGAGTAGCAAAAATATAAAAGCAATTGATTCTATTACAAGTATATCTAATAAAATTCGATTTGCTTTTTTTATTTTTAAAAATTCCTTTGTTTTATTGTTTTGCATTTTAACTCTATTAAGTTCTTCCTTAACATCGTTTATTTCTTCTCTAACACCCATTTTATACTTAACCCCAAAGTATTACTTATGATATTCTAAAATATGCTTTTCCATTTCTTCTTGGACAATATTTTTAATTTCAACATCATATCTATCTAGTTTTTCTAAGATTTTGTCAACTTTTTTTGTTAATTCGTTCAATCTATATTCAATTAATTTTTGGCTAGAACTTTCTTCGCTTGATTCTTTAACTGCTTTATCTTTTCTACTAAGAACGAAATTTACAACCGTTATTACAACTGCTAATATACTTACTGCCAATGATAATTCCATCTTTGTTGCCTCCTACTCTATTTCTACCTAAAATATATCATTTTTAATCAAAATTGTCAAATTCTACATTGCTAAACATTTTCTTTCTTTTTTCGCAAAATTTTCGATATTCGTGAGGCAATTCTAATTGCATCGATAAATCGTTCATTCCGTTTATAAAGTCCCACATAAGTCTTTTTAAGGGGTTTTTAAGTAAACACAATTGATAAAAGAAATACCATTTATAGATCTGCTTGGTAGGGTAATCTAACTTGCTATATTTTTCTCTTATTTCTATTTTTCTTTTGTATAAATCATCCACATCGCTAAACATTAGTTCTTGGACACTATCATAAAATTCATTCATAACTTTATTCTTCTCCTTATGTATTCATCCTTGATTAAGGGTTTACCTTTATTCGTAGTATCGCCACAATGTTCTTTTTCAAAATATTCGAGCAAATCTCTAATTCTTCGCAAGTTTTCTATATCTAATTTCCCTTTGATGTTTTCATCTAACATCTCACTTGTTATTAAAGCAAATATTTCTTCATCTCGACTTTCAATTCGATGCAAATAATTATGAGCAGTGTCCATTACTAAAATACTACCATTCCACCTAGCAACAGGACCACCTTTTCTATTTGGTATGAGTAAATGATGAAAAGACAACTCTTTTTCTAACTTAAATGTATAGCCCATAAAGTCATATTTTAAGCGTTTAATGTTGTAATCTTGAATCATTAATTTAGTAACTTCTTTCATTTTCTTTAATTCTCCTTCTGGATCATTTAAAGTTAATGTGTTCGTAAATTTTTCCCCATATTTCCCTTTTATAAAGCCCTGCAAATATAAAAAAAGCCGCAAAAAGAATGGAACATCCAATTGCGACTGACATAACTAAGTTTTTTAGGGCTTCAATCATAGTAAACACCTTACCTTTTATTCCTCTTTTATTTTATCACATACTAGTTTTTTGTGTCAAATAAAAAGTGCATTAAAAAAGGAGGATGCACTTTTTGGTATGACATTCGTTTCTAGTAAACACTGTTTTGGTAATTGTTCAGGGGCAATTACCAATTTCACTATCTACTAAAGGTTAGTGTCAATGAAAAAAATAAAAAAAATAATTATAGCATCACTTATACAATGATACTGTATCGGTAGCATATTTGATTATTGCTGGATGACCTATACGCTACCAATACACTAGCATTGTGCTAGTGTGCAACTATACACTATATGTTACAAAGGTCTTTGTTATACCCTTAATGCCGAGTATTCCTAATTGTTGGCACGAATTTATAAGTATTCGTAAACTTGGTTTGCAGTTATGACCTTTTCCACATTATATTTTTAATTTAAACAAGACTATTTTTTAATAGGACGGACTCGAACCGTCAAATGCTTTCGTGACAAGAAAGTGTGCTACCATTACACCACTAGTTTTTTTGCAGTAATAGTCTTTAATTATAATTAAATTAAACAAGCCTCTTTTTCAATTACGGTTGGAATCGAACCAACGACATATAGATTATCAGTCTATCACTCTACCAATTGAGTTACGCACCTAAACGCTAGGTTAAGCCTTTTTGCAGAAAGAGGCTTTAAATGATTTTCAAATAACACAAGACACATTTATCTATCTTAAAAGGATAGTGCTTACATAATTCCCAAAATTATAGCATTTTTATTTGCAGTGTGTGTCTTTACTTGTTTACATTGTATCAAAATTATGCTTTATAGTCAATATCTTTTTTGTATTTTTCAAGAATTTTGTCTATATAAGTAGTCATATCAAAGTTGTTTTCTAATAATTTCAATATTTGCATATTATATCCACTTAGGAATATGTTGCCATATTCATCAAATTCTGGCACTGTTTTATTTCTATCATTGAAGTTCCACCAAATTAACTTAGTCTTGGCACCGTGCTTTTTAAATAAGTCCATAAGTTCACTCTTTTTTTGATGTGAACCTTGATCGAACTCCATATCACTCATTACAATTATGTATTCAGGATATGATTTTAAACCTTTAAGTATATTCATAACCTTACCAAAGTCTGTGTTTGAACAATCGCCAGTATACATAGATTTGTATTGTTCTCTTAAAGTTTCACCCTTAATTGTTATCAAATGAGGGTTTGAACTAAATGAAATTAATTGGTTTGGTGCATAAGTTGAGTGAGTTGCAAGTCCGTGGCATACTGCAGTTGCTTTATCACCAATTGTCATACCACCAATATTGCCCCAGTACATAGAGCCTGATGTATCTAGCACGCAAATACAATTCATAGCAACGCCTATTGTTTCATTTTCTACAATTTTCTTACCAACTATATTTCTTGCTTCATCTTCAACGCTTTGTGTAGTCCAATCGCCGCTATTGACAGTCTTGTGTGCAATAGTAACATCTGCAGTCTTTACATTTAACTTCGCTTTATTCTCTTGAACTGCCTTCATATATTCGGTAAATCTATCTTTTAGATCATCTCTTGTTGAAAAAGTATGTAAATATTTAGTCATTGCTAATGAAGGCACTTTTTCAAAGTCAATTTCATTAACAAGTGGATGTCTATAAGTGTATTTTTTAAATAAATCGTTTAGTGCAGTTGTTTCGTTTTCTCTTTCTGCATAAGATAATTTATATTCTACTGTTGAATCAGTTTTAATTAATTCTCTATATTCTTTTTCTGTTATGCCCCATTCTTTACATAAGGCTTTAGCATATTTTTTATCTTTGCTTGTAAGTCTTGGCATCCATTTTTTAGCCAATTCGTTACCATTATTTAATTGAGTTCTCAAATAATTTAAGTTTTCGCTTGTAGGAATATGCCATAAGTCATCGTATCTTCCTGCAACTGGTATGTTATAGAAAGGTACTTCGGACATTTCCATTAACTTTCTTCCTAAATCTCTACGACCAAGTCCGTATCTTGGATCACGCACAAACATTGAAAATACTTTTTCTTTTTCGCTATTTCCAATTTTTGCTTCGTTTAAGTGCTTCTCAAAATAAGCAGTCATAAAGAATAGATCCGTTAAGTTATTACCTGTTGTTTTGTATGCGGCATCGCCATTTTCTGTCTTTTTTGTCGCAAATAATTTTTCTAATTCAGTCATTTTCTTCATCTCCTTATAACAAAAGGACTAGTTAATTACTCTAGTCCTCGCTATTAGGAAACGATACTCTTGTTTGAAGGCTAACCTACTCTCCTTAAAAGTTCTTTGATTCACGCAGAATCACAAAACTAAGTATTTTGACATTTTCTTTTTACAATCAATGTAATGTTAAAATTCCATTTATTTGCTGTAATGAGTATCTTCTTCCTATATTTTTAAGTTGTCATCTTTCCTAATAGCCTGACTTAATGTAAGTATATCACAACACAATGGTTTTTGTCAAATAAAAAAGAGCCGACTTTGTGTCGAACTCCAATCGCAACGGTCGGGAAGTTAATTGTCCCGCCTACCCCTTACATTAGCATTGCTAAATAAAGGCGTAAGTTTATGTTGCATTTTGGCATTTTGCATCAGCAATTATCCACATAAGAAAATGTGGAAAACATATTTGGACTGAGAAAACATCTAGCAACAGGTGTTTTCACAATTTAATTATACTATGCTTTTACCTCGTAGTCAATATTTTCTTTTACAGGTTTTGTAATTGCAGATCCATCTGCATCTATGCCTACTATATTCTCTTTGGTTAAGTCTATAATGCGAACTTCTTTATTCGTAAAGTAATTAGCAACTATTCCTTCAATTATATCGTGTGAATTAGCAGTTAAATCGCATAATACTTCTTCGTTATAGTTTTCTATATCTTGTGTAGTAAAATATTCTTTTATATAGCAGTGCATTACTTCGTGCATTAATGTTTTTCTCTTTTTTTCTTGTGACAATTCTTGACTTAGCCATATCTCTTGTGTATCGAAGTGAGTTTGTCCAAAAAAATAGCCATCTTCTTGTCTTTGCTCCTTTTTGTGTTCCCACATTTTATCTTGTGGCACTTCTAAAATAGTATAATGAGTTCCATTCATTGTAAATTTATTCATTATCTTCGTTCCTTTCGTAATATTTGCAATCTAGCCCATACCATATTGCATATACTTCTTGTTCTACATCTTCGATAGACATAGAATTATCTATTGCAAATAATCTTATATTCATACAATATCTATCTTGCTCGAATTGTAGGCATACTTCGTAATCTAGTTTCCCATTTACTGTGTATTCTACAAAATCGATAAAATATCTAGTATCGCCCTTTTCGTTTCTAAATCTTTTTTGAAAGAATCTGTTTGAATATTGATCGAATAGGTGCTTTTTACCCCATTCTTTATATCCTGATTTGATTAAATTTTCACTGTTTATTTCCATAAGGATCGTAGCCCTTTCTTAATAATTTTACTATACTCCAATGTCTAGCAAGTGCATCTTCCTTAGTTGTATATCTTTCTTGAAAATTCTCGTATTTATTATCTTCATCCCATCCTAAAGGTGTACCAAAGAAATTGCATCTAAATATCATAGTTTCGTAATATAAAGGATCTCCTTCGCCAAATCTATGATTTATGCCTAAATCTACTGTTGAAACAAGGTAGTATTTGCCCTTTTGCTTTACTCTTGTTTGCAAACGCCACCTATGTTCAAAGTCAAAATCTTCTCTAAAACCATATTTTGTAAAATCTTCTTTATTTTTCTTCATTGTCGTAAAACACTCCCATACTATCTTCATCATCTTCCCATATACCACATATTTTGCATTGATCCCATAGAAGCAATAAACTTTCGTATGTATCTGCTACCTTACAATACTTACAATACGACAAATTGTTGCCATATTCATCTTTGTATTTTAATAGTTTCCAATAAGGACAAGCCCTTAAATTAGCATCGTGACAATATATCGTGTTTTTAGGTATTCTACGCTTCCTAAACTCATCTATCCATTGTCTTAGTTTCTCTATTGGCATTGTATAACTCCTTATCTACGCCCGGTAACATCTCTTTTTCTTTTTGCTTCTTGTCGTATTCCTTAATATACTCTAAATCTTCCTTGCTAGGCTTATTGTTAAAGAATACTAACCCACAAACCTTACATTTGTAGTAAAAATCGTGCCTATTAGGGTATTTATAACCATTTTCGCTAAAAGAAGCATCCCACGATATTAGTCTTTTATGTCTATGGTTCGTAAGAATCTCGCAAATTGGCTTTAACCAAGCCTTGTACTCAAATATATCCTTATTTTTGCTCATTATCTATTCTCTCCAATTGTCTTTCTATCTTATATTGCATTATTTCGTTTATTTTTTGATCTGTTATACCGTAATATACTTGTATTTGCTTTAACATAACATTTACATCTGCAAGTTCCTCTGCAATATGTTCTAAATAGTCATCGACCGTTTCTATTACCGTTGCTAGTCCTGGCTCGAATGTTGGATCGTATGCTTCTGCCTTGATAATCGCTTCATCTAACTCGTAATATTCACTATGTATATACTTTAATTGCTTTTCTATGCCGTAATGTTCAATTATTTTTAATAAGTTTTCTTTGTTTTCCATTATTTTCTTTTTTCTCCTTCTCTAAATTGTCTATTCTTATTTCTTCGACATAAGGTTGGTCAAATATCTCTTGCATCTCTGGTGTGTTGTAATCTTCTACGACTAGGTTTATAACATTATACTTCGTTTTTATCGTTACTCGATACATAATTCTTAAATTCCTCGCCTAATTTGAATACATAATTCTCTTTATACTTGAACTTATGCTTGTTTATTCTTATCTTTCTCTTTACTTTGTACATCGATGCTATTAACATTGCTTTCTCCTTCTTTTTCCACCTTTTTAGGTCTGCCTGCTTTCTTCTTTGTAGGTTCTAATATCGCCTTAATATCTTCTTCCGTTAAAACTCTGTTTTTATATTCGCTGTCGTACCTTTTTATTGCTTTGTTTATTTCGGCTAATAATAACTGCCTTGTATTATTCCCCATCATCTTAGAAGAATTGTTTTTGTATGCGTTTTCTATCTCGTACTCACGATGTAATGTTCTTCTCGTTTGTCTTAGTTCCTTTACTTTATTTAATATTTTGACACTGTTTTCCTTCCCTATGTCGCTATTCTCAATATAATGTAGCCAATCACTTATTTCGTAGTCGGCTTTTTGTAATTCGCTTGATTGATCGTTTATCATTTCATCAATTTCATCTAGTAATTTAACAACCTGCGTTATCTTCTCATATACTAACTTATCTCTTTCTTTCACTCGTACGCACCACCCTCACAATATAAATACTAACATATCTAATTTGTGTTGTCAATTATGTATTTATTAATCGTTCCTTATTATGAATATGCCAACTTTAATTTTGTCATCTACTGTACTCCATCCTAGATCTGCACTAGAATACTCTTGCTTTAGTTTGTTATTAAAATATGTGCCTATGTGGTTCTTGTCTTTTATGATCTTTTTTCCTAATTCTTCCATTAGTTCCGTATAGTATTTCTTATCTTTCTTCATTTCCTATATTCACACTCACTTTTATTTCTTTCTTCTTTATCGCTTCACTTATTTCTTTTAATAACGCTTCCTGTATTAATCTTATTGATTCACTATCTTCCAATGGCGTTACCCATTCTTTTCCTTTCTCCATTTCTATCACCATTTACATTATACCAGAAAATTTTTTGCTCGAGTTGTGGGAGGAGGTAATTGGGGGCGATTTGGTTTTGATCTGGTGGGATAGGTAGCCCTTTAATGTTTATTAAACACAAATATTAAACATTACATTATAACACAAAAATAGAATAGAAAACTGCAATATTTATGCAAGATTTTGCATCCATAGAAAAATAAAAAAACTAATTACCTTTAGTCTTATATATTATATATAGTTAATTAATTATAATAAATAAAATTATATATATGAGTTATAATAT